CTTGCTTGGGATTCATATCCATTATCTCAGCTGTAAGTACTTCAGTCTTTATATTAAAGATATTGTTCACGATTATAAAGTTAATTTATTTTGATTTAATTACAAAAATTTATCTTCTGATTATTCTTCCCTGTGAATCACGCTTAGCATTGAATGCAACAACACACCTGCAATTAACAATCTCTGATGCTGGAACTGCCAAGCCGTTAGGTTGCTTTCTCACACCAGGTTGCATCATAAATATATCTCCAAGCTTCTGCGATTTCAATAAGAATGGCTCATCAATATCTAGCCTCGTTCCATCAATCGTGACATGGTTTGCCCATGCGTTATGTCTTGTCCTTTTATCCTTCACACTTATCCATACCTTCTCCATTACGTTGCCTGATGTCTGAGCATATATCATAGCAGCACCATTGGCAGCTGTCACAGTCTCAGTTCTGGCAATCCTTCTCGCTCTCATTGGACCAAGTTCTGATGATGTTGTTATCTGTCTGACTATATCGTCAAATGATGCACCTGTTATGGCTGCATCAGATAGTATCTTTTGGATTACTTCTTTTGTATATGCTGTTATGTCCTCAGCATCATTAAGCAAGTCAATGCCATAATACTGACGCATTAACTCCACTATCCTTTCATTGAATCCCATTTGTCCTGTGGCCTTAGTCATTGATAGGAAGTCATGAGGGCGGTGAGGATTTCATTAAGATGGTTGAGAGTGGACTTATAACTGAGCATTCTATTGGGTTCAAGATCATAAAGAGAAACCTAATCCAAACCTATGAAAACTATCTTAAAAATCCATCTGCAGGACAGTATGAGATTACTGAGATAAAACTTTACGAAGGCTCATCACTTACTGCATGGGGAGCAAATCCATTAACGCCTATCACATCACTAAAGTCTATGAATGATGTTGATATGTTGGTGGCTAAGCATGAGGCAATAGATAAATTCTGCAGGAACACTACAGCAACAGATGATACTATTCAGATGTTGCTATTACATTCAAAACAATTGGCTCAATTAATCTTAGATATGAAGAGTACTACTGAACCGGCTAAAGCCATTCAGCCAGAAGAAAGTGTTGCGGATATAATTAGGCAGTTTAACAATAACCTTAAAAAATAAAAAATCTATCCAATATGGAAAAGAAAGAATTAATGGCGGAATTGGAAGGATTGAAGTCAACACTTGAAACTTCAATCACTGAAAAAACAAAGAGTGAGATTGCTGATCAATTGAAATCAGTTCTTGCTGATGTAAACGCAAAGCTTAGTGCTTTTGCAAGTAATGATAATGCTGATGCAGTTAAATCAATGATTGAAGAAGTAGCTAAAGTTAAGGCTGATATGGCTGCAACAATTAAAGCTCTTGACATCGTTCAAGCTCGTGTTAAGTCTACAAAGACTAATACAGTTGAGAAGAAGTCATTTGGTGAAGCATTCAACGAAGCATTAGAGAATAACTTCGATAAGATTTCTCAAGTGAAGAAAGGTAGTCCATTTAAAATGGAATTAAAGGCAGTTGGTAACATGTTGTTATCTGCTAACTTAACTGGAGATGGTACTGCTTCATACAGTGGCCGTCAAGCTATCTTACCTGCTCAGAAAGTAAACATGAGAGATTTGATTCCTACAGCTATATCTCCAACTGGTCTTTATGTTCAGTATCGTGAGACTGGTGGCGAGGGTGCTATTGCTCAACAAACTGAAGGAGCTATCAAAGGTCAAGTTGATTACGATTTCTCTGAAATCAAAGTGGTTGAGAATTACATCGCAGGTTTTGCTCGTTTCTCTAAGCAAATGGCTAAGCAATTACCTTACATGCAATCAACTTTACCAAGATTGTTAATGCGTGATTTTTATAAAGTAGAGAACGCTAATTTCTATTCAACAGTTACTACAGCTGCTACAGGTTCAACAACTACATCTGAGACTGATGATGTTAAAGCTATCATTGATTTATTGGCTAACCAAGCTAATGCTAATTTCAATGCTTCTTTTGCAATCGTTAATCCTACTCAGTTAGGCCGTTTGAACAAGTTGTTGTATACTAACGGATACTATCAAGGTTCAGGTGGTGTTGTATCTGCTCCTGATGGTTCTATCACAATCGGTGGTACTCCAATCATTCCAGCTTCATGGGCAACTGATGACAAGATATTGATCATTGATGCTGATTACTTGGAAAGAGTTGAAACAGAATCATTGACAATCGAATTTGCAATGGAAGATTCTGATAACTTCCAGCGTAACTTAATCACTGCTAGAATTGAATGTTTGGAGAACATTAACTTGATGTTACCAACTTCTGCAATCTATGCTGATTTGGGTAACGTAGCTTAATAGTGTTGTGGGTGTTTATTGTAGATAATGAAAAGCCTCTCTCGTTTGGGAGGGGCTTTTTTTAAATATAAATTATGAATCTATATAGTTGGGAAGGAGTAGGATATAATTCTGTTTTAGATATTGAGTTTAATGATGGCGTGATAACTGAACCGGTTACATTAACTGAGGCTAAAGACTTTTGTAAGGTTGATATCGGTACAGATGATACATTGATTACATCATTAATTACTGCTGCAAGACAACAGTGCGAAGCATATACTGCAGTTGGATTTGTGGTTCATGATATTGTTGCAATTGTAAATAATATCAATGGTGAGATTTATATTCCATATGGTCCAATGATTGCAATCAACCAGGTGACGAATGCGGAGGGTGATGTGCTTGTATTAGATACGGACTATACATTAAGCGGTAATCAATTTAAGAGGCTATTAATGCCAAAAGAAAAGAATATAACGATAGATTATTCTGCAGGTTATGATGAGCTTCCTAATGTCCTAAAAACAGCGTTATTAAATCAGATTTATTATTTGTATGATAATAGAAGCATAGGGGTTGATGATGTGGCACCAATTGCAAAGAATCTACTAAATCCATATAGGCGTGTATAAATTAAATCGTAGAATCACAATATTCAGGTATACTACTGTAAGGAATGAGTTTGGCGGCCTTGTTGCTGTTGAGACTGGCAATTGGACAAAGTGGGCTGAGGCTAGAGATAGACAAGGAACACCAAGAAATGATTATCAGCAAAGGGAGTGGACTTATGATCAGGTGTTTATCATGCGTTATGAAACTGAGAGACCAACTAGGAGCAATGATGTGATTAATTATGAGAATGAGTTTTACAAGATTAACAGCGTTCAGATTAGAAATGAAGGCAATAAGGAATGGGAATATATACAAGCAATTAAATTAGATGAATCAATTAATTCAGATGCACCAATGGACTTAAATCAAATACAAGTGTACAACTACTTAGGTATAGGTGGTGAGACTACATTTACATATAACGGATTCATTGGTAGGCATGTATTTAATTGCTTTAAGGATGGCGTTCAGTTTGTGATTATAACATCAGGTTCACCGGTAGGCAAAGAGGTATTAGTTGATAGCACAACTGGTGAGCTTACATGGGGATTGCAATTTGAAGATGGTGAGTATGCAACTGTATTATATTACTAATTATGATAAAGATAGAGGCTAAAGGATTTGATGGGCTTAAAAAGAAATTTGATACTTTATCTAAAGAAGGAAAGGCAGATGTACAAAGTGCTTTGAATGATTGGGCTGATAGAACTGCATCAGATGCAAAGTCATTAGTAAGCAGCAATAGTTCAGATGAAGGGGCATTGCTTAGGTCAATTAGTCCAGTTTATGGTCAAGGTAATGCAGCGGTAGTATCAACAAGCAAATATGCAGCTTATATTGAATTTGGAACAAGAAAGTATGCTGCTGCTTATGTTTCATCACTTCCTCAGGATTGGGCAGCTTATGCGAATACTTTTAAAGGACCAGCAGCAAATGGCGGCAATTTTAATGACTTGGTAATGTCAATAATGGCATGGTGTAAAAGAAAAGGGATTGATGAGAAAGCAGCTTATCCAATAGCAAGAAAGATTATAATTGATGGAATAAAACAAAGACCATTTCTTTATCCATCAGTCATAAAAAATACACCACTT